AGAATATTTATTGCGAAATAGTACGGGCTTTGTCCAAGACTATCAAAATAGATTGATAAAGCAACATCCTGAACTATCTGAAAAAAATATTTCTGACTTGGTGTCCTATCTCTCTCCAGACAACATTTTCTGGTCGGCAGATTTACCAAAAGATGTTCTAGGCAGGACTGTTTTTTACCCCAGAGATTCTCATAGAATAGAATTAAACGAAAATATCGGGCAGTTTAGTCGCACTGGACATAGTGTGCCCGACACATTTAGACATGAGGCACACCATTTATTTAGAAATGCACAAAATGAAGTTTTAGGGCTTTCCCCTAATACTCCACAATATTCTGATTTAGAACGAACACTTTTGGAAAATGCTTACGGAGGAATTTCGCCCGCACTAGAAAAAGAAAGAGGAGCAGTTAATACAGAACTTAGAAGTCTTATTTCCAGAAATAACAATAATATTTGGGGAGAACAATTAAATGAAGTGATAGATAATTTATCCGACAGCCAATTGCTAGAATATATTAATAAAATGCATTCTGGCTATATTCCAACAATTTCTACTGGTAACATGGCACGAACTTCTGCATGGTATGTTGCCCCAGACCAGAAAAGAAAAGAGGAATTAGAAATAGAGCTAAATGAAACTTTGCCTAGAAAAGTATTGGAAGTTTTTCTTAGAATTGCTCCACAATATCTTTCCCCAAAAGAAGATGGTACTTATTTAGACGATGCTCCGGTCCTTCTCGAGGGTAAAACTTGGGAGGATTATATGAAAGCTGTTGACCAAGACGAAGAGTACCAAAAACTGCAACAACAAAGACGGGAAGCCCAAAAGTCTCTTCACAACACTATGACATCTCCCGATACAGAGAAAATGAAGGCCGTACGAACTGCCCTTAAAGAAGTAGCACAAAACAATTCTTCTTCCCAAAAATCAGATAATACATATTTAGCAGCACTAGGTGGAAGTCTTTCTAGAAATGCTGCTCACTGTCATCAAACTGGAGGACCTCTGTATCCATTTAGTTTTACAAAGCGTAGAATTCCTTCTGTAAGATACTGAATAATGTAAAAAATGCAAAAATTTTACATTTTCTTTCAAAAAAATTTGCATATATAAAATTTTTGTATTACCTTTGCACCCGAAAACATAATTTTTATGGTTAAGGTTTAGGTTAATGGTTTAGAAAGAGGAGCTATGAGTACCTCAGTAGAGCTTAGAGCGTCAGGGAATCCAGACAGGTCGCAGGTTCGAGTCCTGCCTCATAGCTTCTCTTTTAAGTAGCAACTAATTTTAAAATTCTATATTATGCCAAAATTAAATGCACAACAGATTCGCTGGCAAGCGGAGAGTGATGCGGACACAATGGCCCGCTATCAAGAGATTATGGACGACAAGGCACGTATGCGTAGAGCAATGACTGCTGCGAAACGCCAAGCAAATGATTTAAATAAGAGAGCCGCAGCTATGAGTAAAGCTGCTAGTGGTAATCGAAGAAAGTAATATCATGAAAACTATTCATTCTGTATCAGCAGGTAGTCACACAGAACTGCTGGAGAATCTTAGAGAACTAAATTTAACCAAAGAGCAGATTGTACAAATCGTACCATTTGACGGACTATTAGTAGCTTACTATTATGCTTAGTGCTCAAGAACTATACGATACACTTCCTGTTTATTATTGTAAAAGATGCCTCTCATTAAAAATCCTTCAATTAGAAGGGCTGGGAGACCCGGACGCATGTTACTGTGACGAATGTAACAGTACTGACATAGGGCAGACTTCTATCGAAGAGTGGGAAGAAATGTATAATAATAAGTATAAGAAACCCTTTATAAAATCAACTAAATAATTTCAGTTATGGCTAAAGAAGAGAAAAAGCAACTGTCCTACGAGGAGTTGCAGCAGGCAGCCAATGCCTTGGTAGAAGAGAATCAACAGCTCAAAGCTAGATTACAACAGGCTGTAGAGAAACTTAGAGAGTACTCTGATTTCTCAGCATTCAAACGCCTTGACTACTTGTTTAAAGTAGTAGAATCTCGTAGCGCATTTACTCCAGAGTTTGTAGTAACTTGCGTAGAAGAAATTGAGGCTTGTATGTATCCTAAAGAAGAAGAGGTAAAGAAGGAGGAGAAATGAATCGACCGGATAGTGCATATAAAGTTCCCACTACCCTAAAGGATTTCTTTAAGAATTGGTTATTGTTCCTTAGACCTTTTCATGGACTTTCAGGGAAGCAGTTGCAATTGGCAGCTGCTCTCCTGGAGGTACGTTACCAATTAGGCAAGAAAATTACTGATGACGAATTACTTGACGCAAATGTGTTAAGTACTGACGTTAAACGTAAGATTCGAGAAAGTCTAGGCATTACTGTATCTAACTTCCAAATGACACTTGGAGATTTGAGAAAGCATGGGTTTATTCAAAACAATAGATTCAATGCTAAATATATTCCTAACTTGAAAGAAAATCCTACTAACTATTCTCTATTGTTATACTTTCCTATAGAAACGGTAGAAGATGAACGAGCTGGAGAAAAGGAAATATAATAAGATTTATAGTGAGGTAGCAAAGGAATTAAATCTTCCTGTAGAGGTGGTTAAAGGAGCATATGAAGGCTATTGGTTATTTGCACGTACCTACATTAGAGCATTGCCCCTAAAAGAGCCAGACTTAACAGAGGAAGAATTTATAAAATTAAGAGCAAGTGTAAACTTTCCTTCCCTAGGAAAACTAGCATTTCCTCTATATAAATTTAAGTCTATTAAATTAAGAAATTTATATCAAAATACTCAAGAGTATGATAATCAAAGCAATTAAACCATTGTTTACTGCAGTAGTAACTACTATGGATAAATATACTGCTGCAGACGTAGACGGCAAATTAATCACGAACCTTCGGGAGGACGTGGGTTCTGTAAAAGAGTTTCAGACGGTAATCGCAGTAGGCGATAGTGTGCGTGGTATCGTTGTTGGAGATATCGTTAAGATTGATCCAAAACGCTATGAAAAGCATGCCTACCAAGAAGACTCTGTAAAGAAAGACCTTATGGGCCAAAAATTTCTTGGATATGCGATTCCTACTGTAGAGATTGATGGCAAGGATTGCATGTACCTCGACCAGATAGACATTAAGTATGTTGTTACTGAGTGGGAAGAGGAGGAAGTAAAACCTGACTCCGGTATCATTCATCCTAACAATCAAATTATTATTCCATGATAGCTATTGATATGCTTCGTATGAAGTTTTATAGATGGTTAGTTAAGTTTGCAGGAAAACGCCGTGCCTACTGGTACCATCGAGAGGCTCTCTATGGGAAGCTCTATCTTAGTACGATAGATATAGACTTAACTGACGAAGATAATCCATTTATGCAAGAGCTATGAAAAGAGGCCTTGAACTGTTTACAGAGGCACTTGAAAAGTGTGCTCGTAGTAGATATATTTCCCGAGTAGTACTTAATCCTATGAGCAAACCTGCTTATAAGGAAGTTACTATAGAGATTTATAGTATGAAGGGGGCAAATAAAGAACTGTTTGCTCAAGCTACTCAAGTATATATGATTACTAATGACGCTGAGAAAGAATCAGCTATAGATGATTTAACAGAAGACATTATCAGTATTGTACTAAAGAAGAAACTTCCCGTATGAAACTATTCAAGTACGAAGGATACCAACTAACTATTGCAGAGGAAGCAATGCTTCTGAAACCTTTCAAAGCTATTTGGAAGAGGGATAAAACTCGCAATAAAGAAATAGCCCAGCAGGAGTTGGGCTATATCTACTTCATGGAGGATCCACGTAGCGATTATCTTATGTACACAGATGTAGCAGCTCGTGCACAACAAGTGAAGGTAGGACTAGGTATTGACACTAAGTGGAAACCCGATAAGATTGTTGAAGAAGCGCAAGCATTCTATAGGTCTTTTAAATCTGATGGTGCTATTCTGCTTGACGATATGCGAGAAATGGTAGCAAAGCTTCGTGGACAATTGAAAGAGATTGACCTTACTGCTACAGACGAGCGAGGAAAGCTGATATACAGTCTGGACTCTTATACAAAGACTGTTGCCGACTTGGCTAAGCTAATCAAAGTAATTGATGAGACTGAGAAGAACATTGCTAGAGATATTATTCAGTCCGATAAGGTAAGAGGGTCTCTTGAAAAATCTGTAATGGAGGATGATGACGATGAATGAGTTCCCTTCTATACAGATGAACAAATACCAAACTCCACTTACTCCGGAATTACTCGCTAACTATCCAGAGGAAGTCGTAGAGGAACTTTTCGATGTTATCAATAATGTCGAATACGTTAAACGTCTTATAGCTCCCGATAGAAAGAGAGCCAAAGATTTGCCTCGTGATGAGAAAGGTAGAATTATCGTAGACTTAGCTAATCCTCATATTTTAGAGGATATGGACTATTTCCGCCAGCCAGCTATTCACTATCTTAAGCATCACTGCTATACGTTTTTGCAACCGGACGCTCGTAAAGAGTCTCCGTATAAGAAGTTTTGGAGAGAGGAAAAGAGAAGGTGTAGAGACGGCTATGTGCGGGAATCAGATGGTGAATGGGTTCCCGGAATGTTGTACTGGTTTTTGAATTACAATCCTATGGTTATTAACCAAATTCAAGAAGGTAGTACTAAAGCTATTCGTGACGGCGAAGACAAATTCCCTTTAATGTGGGAAGGAATATATTTAAGAGGACATTATTTATGGCAAGCCAGAGAGCATGGTAAGCACGCTATTGAATTGGCCCGCCGTGGATGTGGTAAGTCCTACTATCTCTCTAGCATCATGACCCATAACCTTATTTTGGGAGAGGATTCACAGTCTAAAAAACGAGTTACCACAGTTCTTACTGCTTATGAAAAGGAGTATCTCTCTCCTGAAAAAGATGGTACAATGTCTAAGTTCGTACCCTCTCTAAACTTTATTAGGGCAAATACTGCTTTTCCAAGACTACTACTCAAAAATGCTCCTGGAGACATGACTTGGCAAATGGGCTATGAGGACGAATTTAAAATTCAAAGAGGCTCATTTAACCTTGTGCTAGGAGTATCTGCTAAAGATAACCCAGATAAGCTTCGTGGTAAGCGTGGCTGGATATTGTTTGAGGAAATGGGAACATTTAAAGGTCTTCTTCCACTATATGATACCACACGGCATTCTGTTGAAGATGGTGACTACACATTTGCATGTATGTATTTAGTAGGAACTTCTTCTGAAAAGGAGGCAGATTTTAGTTCTGCCAAAACTCTTCTTTATAGTCCTGAAGGATATAAAATATATGCTATAGAAAATGTTTATGACAGACCTAGCCAAGGAAGACCGCAGTTTGGATATTTCTTTCCTGCATATGTCAACCGTCTCGGATGCTACAACAAGGATGGTGTATCAGATGTAACAAAAGCTTTGCTGCAAGTACTATACAATCGTTGGCAAAAGAAATATTCTGCTGACCCAAAGTCTGTACTAAAAGCGATTGCTGAGGATCCTATTACTCCAGCCGAAGCTATCATTAAAGTAAAAGCGGCGTATTTTCCTGTTGCTCAAATTAACGAACGTATACTACAGCTTGATTCTGATCCTAATATATATCACGATACTTATATAGGAGCTTTAGCTATAGATAATACTGGCAATGTTGTATTTAGACCTACTAATGATGAGCCTATTCGCAAGTGGGGAGTAGATAATGATACCCCTGGTGCTTTGGAGATATTTGAGATGCCCGAGAAAGATTCCCGTGGAAAGGTATTTACAGGTAGATATATTATAGGACACGACCCTGTAGATAATGACCAAGCAGAGTCTTCTTCATTAAGTTCTACCTTTGTACTGGACTTATTTACTGATAGTATAGTAGCTGAGTTTACAGGGCGTAAACAATTTGCAGATGATAACTTTGAAATTGTTAGATTACTTGCTATGTTCTATAATGCGCAGGTTTTATACGAAAGTAATAAAAAAGGTTTATACGCATACTTTGCTAAAATGTCCAGTACTCATTTACTCGCAGAAACCCCTCAGTATTTACGAGACCAACAATTAGTGAAGTATAGTCCTTTTGGCAGTAACAAATACGGCGTTAATGCTTCGGCTGCCATCAATAACTATGCGAATGGCTTAATAAAGGACTGGCTTATGACTCCTGTGCCTGTTGTTTTAAAGAATGAAGAAGGAGAGGACGTCGAAACCTCACTGCCTCAGCTATATAAGATACGAAATAGAGCATTGTTAGATGAGTTAGTCAACTTTACTCCAGAAGTCAATGTGGACCGTATACGTGCACTTGGTATGGCAATGCTTCTCAGGCAGGATAAGATTATTCTTTACCAGGGAGATATGTCTAGGGCTAGACAAGATGACGACATAAATGATTTGGCTAACGATGAATTCTTTAGGGTCAATTATGATGAGAGGTTTAAACTTCCTACCGAGGAAGACTTTGTAATGTAAATAGTGCGCAAGGCATAAGAAAAAGAGTGGCATTTATGCAAATTATTTATTATTTATTTGCATATGTGAAAAATTTATAGTACTTTTGCAGCAAATTTAAATAGTATGAGTAATATTGTTCAATTCCCAGCACAGCAGAAGCCGTTTAAGCAGAAAGGCGTTAAATGGCGGAAGTCCTGTGTTGACTGGGCAGATTCAAAGACATATTTTAACTACTCTCCCGTTCGTAAGAGCGTGAAGACGATGAAGATTAACCAAGACTTAGTCAATGGCATTCTGCATATGAGTGACGTACAAGCTGTGGTTAATCCTGCTGCCATTCAAGCTGCTTATATCCCGGATAATATCCAACACTACCCTATTATTAACTCTAAACTGAGAGTACTCGATGGTGAGGAGAGCAAAAGAATATTCGACTGGAAGGTAGTAGTTACTAATCCCAATGCCATCTCTGAGATCGAGAATGCTAAGAAAGAAGAGTGGGTATCACGTCTGCAGCAACTTATTCAGGACAGAAGCTTATCTGAAGAAGAGTACGCTGCTGAATTGGACAAAATGGATTACTACTTTACTTATGAGTGGCAAGACATTCGTGAGAGTAGAGCAAATGCTCTGCTTCGTCACTATTACAAAGAGCAGAACTTCCCGATTATCTTCAATGCTGGTTTTAAAGATGCTGAAACATTCGGTGAGGAAATATATCAAGTAGATATTGTCGGTGGAGAACCTGTTTTGGAGAAGATTAATCCTATGAAAATTCGTATCTTCAAGAGTGGATATTCAAATCGTGTTGAAGATGCCGACATTATTATTCTTGAAGATTACTGGTCTCCTGGCAAAATTATAGACAGATACTACGATGTTCTCACTCCGAAGGACATGAAGTATATCGAAGAAATTCCTTCGAAGATAGAGCAAGGCAGTATTGATAGCGCAGGAAACTATGACAATACTGCAGGCTTCGTTCCTAAAGTAATCGTAGATGAGACTCTTACTGAGGAGTTCGTAACTACCCTATTCTCTGAAGATGGTATCACTTCTGACCTTATGCCTTATGATACGATTGGCAACATTCGTGTTATTCGAGTATATTGGAAATCTCGCCGTAAGATTCTAAAAGTTAAAAAGTATGATCCAGAGACTGGAGCTATTACTTACACCTTCTATCCAGAAGATTACGTAGTAGATACAGCTGCCGGGGAAGAGGCTCAGACTTTCTGGATTAATGAGGCATGGGAAGGCACAAAGATTGGCGATAGTATTTATGTCAATATGCGCCCGAGAATTATGCAATTCAATAGATTGAGTAATCCTTCTCGTTGTCACTTCGGTATTATCGGTACTATCTACAATATGAATGATGAGAAGCCTTTCTCGTTAGTAGATATTATGAAGCCCTATTCGTACTATTATGATGCTATTCATGATAGATTGAATAAGCTTATGGCTCGTAACTGGGGTACTCTCATTACATTGGATTTGGCTAAAGTGCCAAAGTCTCACGGTTGGGATATCAACAAATGGATGTACTACGCCCACGTAAACGGTATTGCTGTAGTTAATTCCTTTGAGGAAGGTAATAAGGGAGCTGCTACCGGCAAATTAGCAGGAGCAATGAACAACGCTTCTTCTGGTGTTATCAACGCTGAACTTGGCAATTCTATTCAAAACTATATTACACTCCTTGAATTCATTAAGGGAGAAATGGGCGAGGTATGTGGTATTACTCGCCAACGTGAAGGACAAATCGCCAACAGAGAAACTGTTGGTGGTGTTGAACGTGCTACCCTGCAGTCTTCCCATAGTACTGAATGGCTATTTATGCCTCACGAGGATTTGAAGAAAAGAGTACTTGAAGCTTTCTTGGAAGTTGCGAAAATAGCTTTACGTGGGCGTAATAAGAAGTTCCAGTATATTCTTAGTGATGGTCAGCAAATGGTAATGGATATTGATGGTGATGAGTTTGCTGAGAGTGATTACGGATTGGTCGTAGACAATGGCAATGAGTTACAGCAGCTGAATCAAAAGATGGATATGCTGGCACAAGCTGCTTTGCAGAATCAGTATAGTTTGTCTGTCATTGCTAAACTCTATACTTCTGCATCAATGGCAGAAAAGATTCGTATGATTGAGCGTGAGGAGAATAAACGTCAGCAGCAGCAGGAACAACAATTCCAGCAGCAGCAGCAAATTGCCCAGCAGAAGATTGAGCAAGAGGCTCAGACAGCTCAGGCCAAGATGGAGCAAGACTATCGTATGAATCAAGAGAACAATGAGACGAAAGTCCTTGTTGCAGAGATTAACTCTAAGGCTGAAGCAGACAGACTTGCACTCATGAATCAAGACGATGGAGTTGACGAAATGAGCCAGGCTGATCGTGAAAGACTCAAGGCTGATATGGCAAAATTCGACAAAGAACTTGCTCTTAAACGTGACCAGCTTGAGTTCCAGAAAGCTAAGACTAAGAAAGATCAAGAGTTGAAATCTCGTCAAATTGCTAAGCAAGGGAAAGGAGGTAAGAAATGAATGTATTCGAACGATTCATAGCAAATGAATGTCCACCGGAGAATGGAAGTGTTCTTTGGATCAATACGTCTAAGACTCCTCTAACTCTTAATATGAGAGTTGGCAATCAGTGGCAAGTACTCGGAGCATTCTACGATGCGAAATCTCTTGAGAAAATTATAGCTACTCTTGGGGAATTTAGTGATCCCGCTAATACAGTTGCAAACATACTTGAGTACTTACTTGATTTCTTCCCAGAGATTACGGAGCAAGATGTTAGAGCAATGTTTGTAACAAACAATAACTGATTATGTACGAAAGTTTTTTAAATAAAGTAGTAGTAGTACGAAGTGTTAATGCAGGAGTGTACTTTGGTACTTTAGAGGAGATAGAAGGTTCTGCAGTACGATTAAGTAGTGTGCGAAACATCTGGAGTTGGGAAGGTGCAGCCTGTTTAGCGCAATTGGCAGAAGAAGGTGTACGTGGAGGAAAGGTATCTCAAGAAGTGAAGGAACTTCTAATCTTAGATGCCTGTGAGATACTGCCTCTCTCTGAAGTAGCTTTAATTAGTTTGAACAGAATACCTGCATGGAGAGTTTAGAGGAAGTATTAAATAGATTAGAGCAGGCTCCCGATATTACGACTGTAGATTGGAGTAACGGAAACGGTTATGGAGATGGTGATGGTGCTGGGAAAGCCTGTGGAAATATAGCGCAGAATGGCTATGGAATAGGATTTAAAGAACTTACTGCAGAAGGCCTATCAGGAATTGCAGAGTATAATGGAGAGCATGTATATCATATAAATGAGCATCCGTTAGTGCTCAGCAAAGATAAGAAACAGGTGTTTGAGATACAGCCTGACATGTCTCTAAAACTTGTAGAAAGTACCCGATTAGAAGAAATAATGAACCAATAACTTAATATCCTTGCAATGACGACAGAAATAGAACAAACATTGAAAAGTGTACCTTTAGGGTGGGCAATTACCTTCTTTGTATGCTTTGGAGTTGATACCGCCCTACTTATCGCAAGCTTCCTCATGCCTCCTCAGGGAGTTATTGACCCCTCTGTGCTGACAGGAGCAGCCTTGTTATTTGCTTTTCCGACACTGTACACAGCTTACGAATGTATACAGAATGGAATAGCAGCTAGATATAAGGTAAATATAGGAGGGGTTGAGGTCGGATTAGAAACGAAGTCTAACTCTAATAATATGGATTAATATGAGCGCATGTATTACTAACATACGAATTAAGGACGGCATTCTACAATATACTGTAGATGGCTGTCACTATGTAAGTGTGGGACAAGTAGGAGGTTCGGACGGACAAGACGGACAGGATGGACAGAACGGTCAGAACGGAGTTACTCCCCACATTAACCCAGATAATAAGCACTGGATGATCGGTGATATAGATACTGGCATTGTTGCTGAAGGTGCTGACGGCAGTACTATTTCCATTGACCAAAACGGTTATTGGGTTATTGATGGTGAGACTACACAGTATAAGGCTGCAGGAGACGTTTACAATATAGACGCTGTGCATGGTGAGGAAACAGGTACTGGAGTTCCTTCTGTAACTCGTACCATAGATCCTGCTACGAAGACAGCTACTTTTACTTTTAGTAACTTAAAGGGTGATAAAGGAGATACTCCTGTGTTCACCGTAGAAGAGGGAGACGATGGTTATGACCTCTACGTAGATGATACTTTCCTTTGTACTCTTAATCATGGAGAAAAAGGAGAGGACGGATCGACAGGAGCTACTGGCCCACAAGGACCTGCAGGAACAGGCATTACTTGGAAGGAAGACGCTGCAAGTTGTACTAACCCAAATGACGGCTATATTGATGAGGATGGTTACTTATATGTTCTAACTTCAGCAGCAGGAGTAACTCCGAAAGTATTTGTCGATTACGGATGCTTGAAAGGCCCGCAAGGCCCCACAGGCCAGCAGGGCTCTATGTGGTACTTGAAAGATTCCTTTGTAACAATTCCTGACTCAACTTCTTTAGACTTTGAGATTACAGGTTCTAAAGTTGGAGATTTAGTTATCTACTCAGGTGCCTCGAATTACAAAGCTAACCAGGGAGATGTGTTTAAGCTGAACAGCATTTCTAATGATACCCAGTATTGGTTATATCAGAATTTCAACATTAAAGGTACAGGAGGTAATGGTTTCGACGAAGACTTCGAATCTCTCATAACCAAACTTCGTGGTTATCCTTTGTATTCCCAAGGAGATGGTATTGATATTGTTCCTAATGATGAAGGGTACTATACTATCAAAGCCCTTGTTGATAATAACACTATTAAGTTTGATTCTGAGGGAAGATTGGTAGCTACTGGTGTAGGTGCGGATGAGTCCGGAGTTGTTATTGAATTTATAGATAGTACTACGGATGACACTAGCGACAGAGATATTTCTGACGTAACTTCTAATTTCTTTAATTCTTATTATCTTAATAGTGATCATGAGGATTACTACGGAATTAATTACTCTGTATTTACTGATAACGAGCTAGCCCAAAAGCTCATTAATGGCGTTATTAAAAAAGCAACTATTAAAGTAACAGGAGCCAACGAGCAAGAGTATGTCTCTGCATATCTTCCAGCAAGTGTGTACACTAACAAAAATGAAAATGAATGCCTACTTTTGGGTTGGGGAGTACAGAGAACTACTGAGTGTGTAGCGATATCTACGACAAACAATGGTGTATATCGCAGCGATGGTAATTCAGGAACCTATGTAGGACTAACTCCAGAATTATATGCTA